TGCTCCAGCTGCTCCAGCTGCTCCAGCTGCTCCAGCTGCTCCAGCTGCTCCAGCTGCTCCAGCTGCTCCAGCTGCTCCACCTGAACCAGCTGCAGCACCGCCACCAGCTCAACGACCTCAGCGTGATCACACTCCTCACGCCGAGAGAGAGCGCGAGAGATTGAGACAGCAGCAGCTTGTGGCGCCACCTGTTCCGTTTGTAGGTCCTGTTCAAGTTCAGCGTGGCGGTCTTGCTCCAGGTCTTGGTGCCGATGAGGCTCAAGTTTCTCCGCCATCAGCGGAGCCATCATTTTTTGATCGAGCGAGATCCGCAGTAGGTAAGGCGCTTGAGTCATTTACAGAGTACAATGCCAAGCGTCTCGAGATATTGAAAGGAGCTGTTGGCAAGAGAGAGCAGGAGCTCATCGCTCCAGCTGAAGGTAATGTGCCTCAACTGCCACGATTTGTGGAACCTTCTCCTTTTGATGTGCTACCTACTCCTCCTCCTCCGAGCGAGAGTGAGGGACGCGCGGCAAACGTGGAGCCGTCAAGATTTACTCAATTTCCGCGCTCAACTCGCGTCGAAGATCTGCGGCCTCCTGGTGGCGGTGAGTATCGTTCCTCGCTTGATCCGTCGACGTATAGCCAAGAGGAAGAAAAAGCCAGTTGGATGGAGGCGCTTAAGAGTCCGGCTGGCAAAGCGTATTTGAAGCGCGCTGATACGGAATGGAAGCCATCAACTGGAACGCCGCTAGATACACTTTCGAGTGGTGCAGACAAAGCTCTTATAGATCTGGCAAGACAAAAGGGAATGAGTCTGTCAGCGGAGCAAACTGCCGCGTTGCCTCAGTTTGCTCCGCTACCTCCGCTACCTCCGCTACCTCCGCGACAGATGCCACCTCAGCAGCTGAGCCCTGACATCCTTGCTCCCCTCTCCGCTCTGACTCGTGGCTTCAGCAGGCTCGCTGTCAAGCCGCCTGAGACTCAGACTGAGGGCTTGCCGGCGCAGCAGCGCGAGGCGTGGTCGAAGAGCGTCATGCCTGATCTTTCTGTCCAGCTTGATCAAGCTGCGGCACAGAACGTAAACGTGTCTGGATCGGCTTCGATCAGCGTCGACGTCAAGGCTCCTCCTGGCACAACGGTTGGAGCCGAGGCTGGCGGGCCGTTGTTCAAGTCAACTGAGATCACGCGCCAGACCCAGATGCTGCCGGCTGAGATGGGGCCGATGCCTGCGAGTGGAGTAAGTGCCAGCTCTGGTGTTCTCACCAATGGGACCGGTGGATAAGATATATGAGTCAAATAACCGACATTCATAATCCATGGCGTGACGCTCTTCAGCCGGCTGAGTTCGACGGAGCTCAGTTCTTCTGTGAGGTAGGCGCCTACGAGTGCGGCCAGCGCATCGTCATTCATGAGTTTCCAAAGAAAGACGAGTGCTACACCGAGCTGATGGGTCGTCGCTTCTACGCCTTCACCGTTCGCGGATACTGCATTCAGAGCTCAAAGGACAAGGACTACAGAACCAAGCGCGACGCGCTTCGCGACAAGCTCGACAAGGGTCAGGCCGGGAACTTGACTCTCCCGACCATGAAGCCGAAGCACGTAGTTTGTCGCCAGTATCGTCTTCAGGAAGAGGAGAAGCTTGGTGGCTACTGCACATTCGACATGCAATTTGTCGAGGCCAGCACTCCTCCGTTCAAGCCGATGCCTGCGGCAGATTACTTGTTGGCTCAGTCAGCGGATGCTCTCAGGGCTCGCACGCTTCAGATCATGAGCGGTGCAGTGTGAGATGCTCAGAGAGGAATCTATCGAGGCTCAGCCAATCGTTGATGCCACTCTGGTAGCTCTTCTCGCGTGGGCTCCGACTCGCGGCCTCGACGGAGCGAACCTGCGTCAAGCCATAAACGCTCTTCGCGCTGGAGCTCTTGCTCTCTTGCAGGCAGATGCGATAGGTGAGCCACTCGCGGAGTGCTTTGACCTCGCGGTGACTACCGGGATCAATCTTCCGCAAGTCGAGCGAGTGCGTCAGATCGCTGACGCCTCTACTCCGTTGACAGTAGGCGCTCAGATGATCAAGGACTCGCTCATTCAGCTCGCGCTTGTCACCGAGGCGCGTCTGATAATAACCATGACATTCGTGAGCCGGACCGACGTCGAGAATGTGCGCGCTATGATCAATGTCAGTTTCGCTGCTGAAGCCGAGATGATGGCAGACAAGATGGATGCCATGACCTATCGCGCCGTGGTGGCGTTGCACGCAGCGATCTCGTTCTTTCTGGTACAGACGGCGCGACCGCTGCCACAGATGCTCAGCTATCGATTCTCCTTGCCGATGAGCACTCTTGGCATCGCTCATCGTCTTTATTATGACTCCACTCGCTGTGACGAGATTCGTGCTGAGAACAACATCGTTCACCCCTTGTTCAGTCCACGACTAGGCAGAGCATTATCGTCTTGAACCATGGCAGTTAAGACAAGTGAGAAAGCCACTCTCAGCGTAGGTGGCGGAAATTTTGAAGACTGGGAGTCTGTGTGGGTTCAGCACACCTGGGGCGACGCGTACTCGCTTTTTCAGTTCACCTGTGCAGAGCGCGACACTGCTCAAGTAGCTCAGCAGTTCAAGCCTATGGATGATTGCACGGTGACCCTCGCTGGCCAGAAGGCCATCGAGGGTTACATCTTGACCAGGCAAGTTGCGTTCGATGCCTATCATCACGGCGTCATGCTAGGAGGCGTCAACAAGACGTGGTCGGCGGCGCGATCTAGTATCGATCACAAGACATCTTCGTTTGACAACAAGGACTTCAAGACGATAGCGGATGAGGTGTTGAAGCCTACCGGTATCAAGTCTAAGACCGAAGGAACTCTTGACCCGACAAAATTTGACTTTATGCACTGTGCTCCTGGCGAGCCGATCTTTCATTTTCTTGAGCGCATTGGACGCGATCGCAAGATCATCGTCACATGCACGAAGGATGGTGAATTTTTGTTCGTCGGCGAGGGCCGCAGCAGTGGATCTCAAGGTCAGCTCATCGAGGGTCAGAACATTCTCAAGATGCAGTGTGTGATCAGCGAATCGGCTCAGTACAAGAAGTACATCGTACGCGGTCAGATTAATGCCAACGACAAAAAGAAATATGAAAAAGTTGCGCGGCAGGAATCAACCGCTGATGGCCGTCTGAAGAAAGTATATTCGCTCAAGATCATTCCGATTGAGCAAGGCGTTTATAATGCTAAAGAGTTACAGAAACGAGCTGACAACGAGTCGATGTGGACGGAGGCTCAGGAGGTCAAGGCTACGATCGTAGTGCAGGGCTGGCAGCCTGGTGGTCCGAGTGGCGGCAGTGGAGAACTGTGGCAGGCCGGCAAGGACGTCAAGGTGACATCGCACATGGCTATGATCGATCAAATTTTATCAATTCAACAGGTGACTTATACTCAGGACAGTCAGAGTGGATCTTTGACTACACTCGTTTGTGTAGCGCCTTGGGGTCTTAATGGAACGATGATGTATGAGACTTCCAGTCCGCCACCGCCGAAGCCGGCGCAGAACACGTCACAATCTTCGTAGATGGAGAATTCATGGATCGGATGACGCCGCTCGACACGTCCTACCGCTCTTATGTTTCCGGCGGCACTCGTGGCTGCACGCATGAAGCTCAAGACATGCCTGAGATGCAGGAAGTCAAAGTGAACTTCATGAAGGGCGAGACTCGTGAGCACGTCGAGCACCCTCAGAACTATGGCTTCACGAGCTTCGTCAGAAAGGCCGACAAGGACGGAGGTGGGAGCAGCAGCGGAGGTAACGGCGGCAATGGAGGTGGCCAGGATGATCAGCCGATCAAGGAGGCCGCCGAGCACTTCACGATGTTCATGGGCGGCAATCGCGCCTTTCCGGTGTGTGGGATCATGGATGATCGGCGCTATCGTCTTCGCAACATCACAGAGGGTGAGAGCGTAGTATACGATGATCAGCAGCAGAAGATCCACGTCAAGCGCAAGCTGATACTGACTCGCAGCCAGTACAAGATCGTTCATCGCATCATAAAGGATGAGCAGCAGGCCGACAAGAAGAAGACTCGTGATCAGTCTCAGCAGGACATTGATGATGCTCAGCAGCAGAGTCAGGATCAGCAGCAGCAATCAAGTGGAGCCGGCGGCGGAGGAGATCAATCCAGCAGTGACACTCAATCGGAGAAGCAGGACAAGCCATGGAAGCCGTTGTCATCATATGCTGCCGACAAGGACTCAGTAGTTCTCATCCGGCAGAAGGACAACGATGACGGCGACTACCTCTCCAAGCTTTGGCTGACGAGCGGTCAGGGTGACGCGACGCCTAAAGGCGAGAAGCAGAAGCCAAAGGGACCGTTGCTCGAAGGGAAGTTCAATGAGGACAAGCAGACGATCAATTTTACGGTCTACTATCCGCCTGACAGTGATCAGCAAAAGCCTAGGCTCGTATTCACTCAGGATGGGCAGGACGACTACGTTGAGATCCAGACGCTAGATCAGCAAGGCAATAAGACCTTGTGGTTCAAGATGGATCAGCAAGGCAAGATGATCACGCTGCAAGCGCTTGATCAGGGCCAGCCTAAGCAAACGATCCAATTGGACAACAATAAAAATCAAATTCATCTCTTTACGAAAAGCGCAGACGTGATACTCGATGAGCAGAAGCAAAAGGTTCTTGTCGGCGATCAGAGTGCCAACACTCCGGCAGCGATGCGCGGCAGCATTGACAGCAAAGGTCACCGCATCGTCGCGCATGTTTGCAGCAAAGTGCTCTTGCCTGAATCTGGTGGAGGCGGAGGCAGTAGCGACGGCACCAGTAGTGGCGGCGCCGGCGCTGCCAACGTGCAAGAGGCTGGAGTTATTCCAGGAAATGTTGCGTAGGCATAGATGTGGATCTTGTCATCGCTCGTTCTGAAGGAATAATGTCGATTGATAATCAGCCGCTCGCTATCGACATTTCTCTTGTCGCTTCAAACATCGACATCGTCGCCTACGACTGCACCGCTGGATCTGGCACCATAGAGTACAACGACCGCTTGCGCGTGCTGGAGAAATTCATAGACTTTGCGCCCTACGCGCCGTTCGTGAATGTCTGGCTTCAGGCGTCTCTGTTGACCCAATTGCCGCCTACGATCGCTCTGGCAAAGCAGATTAAGCTTGCTCTTGTTAACGGAATCTTCAACAGTAAGCGTCAGCTTCCTATCAGCTTTGCGAGCAACACGTGGGACGCCAGTGATTCAGCTCTGGCGGAAATGCAGGCGGCGATCGTCAGTTGGGATGTTGCGGCATCGGCGTCATCGGCGGATGTCACGTTGACGCAGAACTTCAACAGCATGGGAATAAATACGTCTCAAACGTCGTTTATATCTGCGAGCCCTCCCGCTGGTGCTGGTGGAGGAGCGATAAGCTACGTTCCAGGCTACAGTGGTCCAGATAGCAAAAACAATTTTACAAACAGTCCTAACCAGAATTCTCCAGCCTGGATAGGTCAGGTCTCTGGCGGCGGTTTCTCTTCGCAGGCTGGTTTCTCGGCGCAATATGGTTCTGCACTTGCCGCACCGACGACTACAGGTCCAACATTTGCATTGGCTCCATACAATTCGACAGTCTCCGTTCTGATGATCATGACCGACTTGCGAAGCTTGATAAGCGCCATCAACACGCGGCGCATGACGTTGACGAATGTGCAGTTGGCCAAACGAAATGCGATCAATGCACTGACGACAATCGACGCTGTCATTGCTTACGACGTGACGACAGGTTGGCCAAGCAGCTAGAAAAATGGACTTCGTGATTGCCCGCAGCGAAGCGATAATGGCGATCGACAATCAACCGCTGGCGATCGACAGCTCAGCGCTCGCGAGCAACATCTCCATCGTTGCCTATGATTGCAGCGCCGGCAAAGGCAGCATCGAATATAGCGACAGTCTACGCGTACTGACGCCGTTCACGGATGTGACGCCATACGTCGCATTTCCAAACACGTGGTTGACTGCCGCTGCCGCGCTGGTCGCGATGACGCTAACGCTGGCGCAGGCTAAGCGCGTCAAGATTGGCTTGATTGACGGGATCTTCAACAGCAAGCGCCAGCTTCCGATCAGTTACGCTGGGCAGACGTGGGATGCGACCGATCCGGCATTGACGGCGATGCAAGCGGCGGTGAATGCGTGGGATGTCGCGGCGGCGCTATCGAGCGGGGATGCCGCACTCGCCAGCAACATCAACACGATGAAGCTGAGTGTGAACTTGGTGGTTCCTGCATCGCAACAGCCGGCTTATGGTACTGGCACCGGTTACATTCATTACATGTATTATATCAGTCCAAGCTACGGGCAAGCACCGTGGACCATATTGTTGACGGACTCACCGGTTTGGCTGACTGGTGTAGCCGGCGGTGGAGTGGCTCAACAGCCTGTCTATAATGGAGGCAAGGACACTATAAGCTATCAACAAACATCCGGGCCGAACGTCGCTTGGCCACCACTCAACGCGACCGTGCCCGTTACGCTGTCAATGACGAGCTTTCGCACCTTGCTGTCTAATATCCAAGCGCGACGTGCCGCCTTGCAGATAGCGCGATTGACAAAGACGAGTGCGGTAAATCTGATGACGACAATCGGTGCCGTGATCGCATACGACGTTACGGCTGGTTGGCCGGCCTCATAGGGGAGCGAGTGTTTGGACTTAGTTATCGCTCATGACGAGGGCATCGTCTCGATCGACAATCAACCTTTGACCGTTGATACTTCTATCGTGCCGTCTAATGTAGCGCTGGTCAGCTATGATTGCTCCAACGGAGCTGGCAATCTAGAATATAACGATCGGCTTCGACTGCTTGAACCTTTCGTTGATGTGACTCCATACACATCATTCGTGAATGCGTGGCTCACTCAAGCGTCGTTGATAGCGCTACCGATCACGCTGGCACAAGCGAAGATAGTCAAGATCGGCTTGGTCGACGGCATCTTCAACAGCCAACGGCAACTGCCGATCACGACGCAAGGACAGACCTGGGACGCGAGCGATCAATCACTGACCGGGATGCAGGCGGCAGTCACGTCATGGGACGTGGCTTCGGCGATCACGACTGGAGATGCAACATTCGCCGCCAACGTCAACGCAATGTCGCTTCAGACACCGCTAACCACTGCTCTCGCCGCTTCAGCCATCACTGGCGCGACTGATTATATTCCCCACACGGCTGGTCCCGGTTATGAAACCGGCTATTATCAGTATGCCACTGCTGGACAGCCGTGGTCTCAGTCGCCATCTTTTGTCACGAGCGTGTCAGGCGGAGGTGTAACTCAGAATCCTAACGTCGCCATGAACAAGGCTCCGATCTCGCCACCGCCGGAGATAACCGGGCCGCCGATCGATTGGCCTCCGCTCAACTCGACGGTGATGGTCCGCCTCACGATGGCGAATATGAGGGCGCTGATATGGTCCATTCTGTGGAGGCGCACGCAGCTTCAAGCGACGCGTAGAACTAAGACCGCTGATATTAATGCACTGACAACGATTGCCGGCGTCATCGCTTATGACGTTACATCCGGTTGGACTACGACTGCCGCTCCTCCTCCTCCGGTCGGCACTGTCGGCGGTGGCGGGATCATCGATATCGGCGGCGGCGGCGGACCTCCTCCGAGCACAGTAATTCTCGTCACGCGCGCCGGTCCTTGGCAGACAGGTGGCTACGCAAATTGGGATGGGTACACCATTGCCGTAGCCATCGCTGCGAGCGCGTTGACGATGCTCGATGGTGGGGCCAAGACTAGACTCGTCCTGGAGGGATTCAATTTCAGTTTCGCCAAGTGCTATATTGGTCCTCGCGTTGTTCAATCTACGGGTCAATCTCCGGAGAAAGCTTACACGCCAAGTCCTGATCCTGGTGGCCTTGTTCAAGTAACATTCAATGGCCAACCCGGTGGCCGCATTGCGGCGATTGCGGGCAACTCAGGGACGTTGACTTCTGATGATCTGCCGCAAGCCGTCGATGGCACAAACGGAATTGTTGTTTATCTTGTAGCGATTGCGAGCGGAAGCGGGAGCGCCGATTGGGGCACTGGCGCATTTGGATTTGATACTTGGTACACGTTTGGGGATCACGCTTTAGACCCAAACCGTCGTCCTGGTGGTTCTCCATACACGCATTATGGTGCTTATCCGATCAGCGTCTACTTAGTTCAGAGCATCTACACTGCGGCTGGTTTCTATCCGCGCTTGCCTCCCATGAGTTTCTTTCAAGGAAGCTCTGGGTGGGGCGGCTTCACGATCGCGATCGTCATCGATGCCAATAAGATCAGCCCGATAATCGGAGGCAATAAGACAAAGATATCTGTGCAAGGCTTCGGGCCTTTCACGTTCGACAAGTGCTACATTGGGCCGCGAGCGACCAGCCATCCTACTGGCATCGAGATGGTGTCAACATCTCAACTACTATTCAATGGAAACGCAGGAGCTTCGGTGGGAGTCGGACAGATCTTGTCCTCTGATGAATTAGCTCATGGCATTGACGCCACGAATGGAATAGTCATAAGGTTCCACGTGACTTCTGGAGGCATCTACAAGACTAGCGGCACTCCTGGCTTTAACAGCTATTGGTTGCTCGGCGACTTTGCATCACAGGTGACTGGTGGAAACTGGAACATAGAGCAGTCGTCTGCTTATTTGGTCTCGCAAATCTTGGGGTCTTATCCATCCGCATCATGAGTGTCGTAAATGCCGGACATTCGCCTTATACAAAATACGCTCTTTCCTGGCCAAGGCGTCGTCCAAATAGATTGGAATTTGCTTGGAAATGGCACGCTTGACGATACTCAATCCCTCGCCACTGCCGTCATCGTGGCGCTTGGCACCGATCGCCTCGCCGAGCCAGGCGACGTGCTTCCAGACCCAGATGACACCAACCGTCGTGGGTGGTGGGGCGACGCAGATGCCGAAGAGGTGTGGGACGGCTGGCCGATCGGAACTCGCCTGTGGCTCATGCGACGTGAGAAGATCGTAGGCTCTGGAGCTCAGCAAGGTGCCACGACGGTAAGGATAGAGAACTACATCCGCGAGGCCATCCAGCCGTTCTTGGATCGTCGCATCGGATCACAGATGGAAGTTGTAGTCACTCGCGTTGATGTGCAGCGCATTGACGCTCTTGTTCGCATCTATAGGGGACCTGTCTTGGAGATAGATCTTCGATATCAAATTCTCTGGAGTGGGATAATCGGGGAGAGCAACTTCGCTGACATCGGAACGCCGGAACAAAACTGATGCCTTGGGCAACTCCAACTCTGAAAGAAGTCCGCGGACTCGTACGCGACAGCATCCAAGCCTATTTGCCTGGAGCTGACGCCATGGTGCCGAACTCGGTGCTGCGAGTGCTCTCAGACAACCAGGGTGCGGTCTGTCATCTGACGTTGCAGTACATTGACTGGCTTGCGCTGCAACTTTTGCCGGATACCGCAGAGCAGGAGTGGCTTGATCGCCATGGCGATATCTGGCTGGTCAATGCAGACGGATCGACCGGACGCAAGGCAGCTTCGTTCTCAACCGGCACGGTGAACTTGAACGGCGTTGCTGGCACCGCAGTCCCGGCAAATACCCAGCTAAGCTACACTAGCACGCTTGCCGGTTATGAAACTACGGCGGTCGTGATACTGGCGCAATCGCAGGCGGACACGCCGGTTCCTGTCCAAGCGCTCGCTCCAGGCTCTGCCGGAAATCTTGAACAGGGGATAGAGCTAACCGTCACGTCTCCGGTGACTGGGCTCAACGGCACGGCGACGGTGGTCGCGCTGGAGACCGGAACCGATGAGGAGACTGACGATGACCTGCGCATTCGCGTTCTGGAGCGTATCCGCCAACCGCCGATGGGCGGTGCCAATTACGACTACGTTGCGTGGGCGAAGGCGGTGAACGGCGTCACACGCGCATGGGCCAACGTGGAGATGGGAATCGGGACGATCACCGTTCGCTTCATGTGCGACCAGTTGCGTGCCGCTACCAACGCCGGTTTTCCTCTTGCCTCCGATGTTGACGCGGTCAACGAATACATCAACTTCAAGCGGCCGGTCACCGTGAAAGACACGTTTGTTTTTGGTCCGATTCCGCAGCCGATCGACGTCAAGATCGCCAATCTCAATCCAAACGACGAGGCGACGCGCGCGGCGATTCAACAAAGCCTGCTGGCAATGATCTATCTGCGCGGAGCGCCTGGCCAGACGATCTTCGCGGCTTGGAAGTATTACGCAATAATGTCGGTGGCAAACGTCATCTCATTCGATCTACAGGATTCGACCGATGATTTGATGCCAAGCATCGGTCATCTGGCCGTGCTTGGAAACATATTTTATGACGCCGGCGCAACCTCTTGATAAGCATATCCGCCGCAGCGGCGAAGATTATGCACTGCAATATCTTGAGTTGCTGCCTACAGGGCAGGCGTGGCCGCGTGAGCCTGGATCGATTCTGGTCGACGCGTGCTTCGGGCTCAACAACTATTGGGGCTTCGTCGATCAGCGCGCGGCAGACCTGTTGGAGATTGAGAGCGATCCGCGCTTAACTACCGAGCTGCTACCGGATTGGGAGCGCAACTGGGGCCTGCCTGATCCGTGTTACCCGGACACGACGACGCTCGACGAGCGCCGCAAGATGCTCATCTTGCAGATGACATTGCTCGGAGAGCAATCGCGGGATTTTTTCATACGGATGGCCGCATGGATTGGTCATCATATTACGATCACAGAAAAAAGCCCGTTCATGGTTGGTGTGAGCCGTGTAGGCGACACGCGTCAAGACAACCTCCGGAGCGGAGAGGACGATCAGCATTTTCGCTGGGAGATCGGGCCACCAGAGATTCGATATTATTGGACGGCACATGCTGAACAAGCACGACTCATCTGGTTTCGTTGCGGAGTGAGTCAATGCGGTATTGACCATCATCTTCGCATCGGTGTCGAGGCTGACTTTGAATGTCTGTTGAATCGATGGAAGCCGGCACACACGGCTCTTGTTTATGACTATTCTGGTTTGTTCTACGGCGGATCAATGGCAGGGACACCATGAGAGCCTACGTCTACGCAATCTTGGTTGACGGCGTCGTCCGAGTCACTGGGCGCTGGCTAAAGAACGGAGGCTAGTCGTGAAATATCAAGCGCCTTTTGGAGTCACAGATCCGCAAGCTGGCTACGTGAATGGCAATCCACAAACTGGCATTCAAGGTTCGATTCCGCCTGCGGCAAGCATAGAGTTTCCGCAGCGTGAAATCGTTAATCTTATTAACTCAAGCAAGCTTCTTCCAGATGATGCCGATCTCTTTCAGTTGACGAAGGGGACAAGAAGCCAAGCGATGAACTTCGCGGATGACACTGGGTCCGTTAATGCCTTGGTCGTCTCATTTACTCCTGCACTCCAAGCTTACACGCGAGGTCTTCCGCTCCGCGTTCGCGTGCTCAACGACAACCTTGTTGATGCCACGCATACCTCGATGACGCTTGATGCTGGCGCTGGTGCTGCACCGATCAGAAAGATGGACGGATCAAGTCCAGCTAATGGCGAGATACGTGCAGGTGGCATAATCGAGTTAACTTGGGACGGAACTGCATGGCAACTTACAAATTTTGGCGGAGCTGGTGGCGCTCAGACGGTCAACTATTTGAATGTCAATATTCCTTATGTGGTCGACTCTGGAACTAAGAATCACATCGTTGGACCGTTCAGCCCGGCCATTACAGTCCTGAATGTAGGTGCTGTTTTGCTGGTCAAGATCGCCAACAGTGTTGATGACGTCACTGACTTTAAGGTCAACGCTCTTCCTCCGCATCCGGTGAAGGCGCCGGACGGCAGTGATCTGCTTCCCGGAGACATCGTCGCTGGAGACGTGGTCGAGTTCGTATTTGACGGCACAAACTTTTACATCCGGCCAAATCCATCAATATCGATCAATTGTACATTCAACGTTCCGAGTACGCGTTTTCTGACTGTTGCCAGTGTCATGGCGGCAATCACGCGCAAGACCATTGCGCCTACAGCAACTGTGACGATACAGCTTGCGACCGGCATCTATCAGCCGTTCTCGATCTATCATCAGAATGCTGATCAGATCGTGATCAAAGGAACGATGCTCATTGCCGGCATGCCGGTCATTGGAAACTTTTCGGTAACTGGCGCCGGGTCCTTGGCAGACTCCAACAACAATATCTTCATGTTGCGTTCTCGGTACGGGACCGAGGTTCAAGTTGGTCAGTCCAATATCGGCAACGGTGTGCAGGGCTATGGCGCTGGCATCATCAATCTTGGTCCTGGTAGGCCACTCATTCGTGACATGCTCATTACCGGTGACAACACCAACAGCGCCTTGCACTCCTATCGTCTCTGCGCAATTCTGGTCAGCAATCGCAGCATCGCGACTGCAAATGTCGCCACATGGGGATGCACTGAAGGTTTCAGTTGCATGAACGGTGGCAACATCGACATGATTGATACATGCTTCGCGGTGGCCAACTGGATCAGCAATATCGGGGCATGGCAAGGCAGTCAGATCCGCGTCAACAGAGGCGTTATTTGCATTGGATCGCCTACTGGGAACGGCGCTTCAGCCAGTGGCAGCTCGGTGATATACGTTGTTCCAGGTGGTCAGGTTCAAACTGGTCCAGGCGGGACCATTCCCAAATCTTATTTTTCCGCAAATAACGGAGTTGGTGTGGCAATTGGACAAGGTTCTTCAGGCGGCATTTACGGCGTCAATGCATTCGGCAACGGAATCCTCGACATGGAGGCCGCGGTTGGTGGGGTTCTTTATAGCG